CTTACTACTCAGCTATGAATATTTCTCTCTTGATTGCAGCTGCAGTGTCCATCTTCTGAGCATCAAGCCTGATTATTCCCCTAGTCTCAACGGAATCTGTTGCCCATGCATTTCCTCCGATGTTAGTAGACGCCAGCTCAAGCGGATTTCTCTTGAAGAGAGTACCAAATGCCTTGAAATCTCCTATGTAAATAGGATAATAGGTTCCGTCAGTTGCATCAGCTATGTTTACTACTCTATTTGGAAGGAAAGCATCTGAAATAACTATTACTTCATGATTCTTGAATATCATCGGAGTTCCTGTAGTAGGATCTGGCTGCAGAAGCCCTCTTCCGTCAGTACCCTTCAGTCCGTCAAGGTATGCAAAACCACTCTGATTAGTGAGTATCTTAGCATTCTTAGCTATTTCAGGATCCAGACCAAGAGTTATTGAGGATTTCAGCGCATCAACTTCAGACCCTACAGTAAGGTTTGTAGGTGTAAGAGTTGCAAGCAGTGCCATCAACTCAGTGTTCTCAGTAATTACGCCCTTTCTAGCAAACCACTTAGCAAGATAAGCCTGCAGATTAGCAGTATTATCATTAATTAGCTCACTCGATACAGGAAGCCTAAGAGCATACTTAGCAAGAGTATATGTAACCTTCTTGAATGCAGGCTGAGCATCCGTAGGAATAGTTCCCATTTCATCTACTGCAGTAAATCCTGTAGTAGGTGCAGTATCTACAGCTCTCCAGCCGGTAAGAGTGCTTACATTTTCAACATTGAAGTAATCAGCCAAAGGAATGAGCTGCCTTCTTTCCTCATTGATCATGTTATTGAAATCAATTGGTACAAGGAAGCCACCATCTGCACCTGCTGGTGAACCAGTGGTCTCTGTCAGTGCGTTATAGAGAGGTGCAAGCTTTTCGTTTCCAACGCCGCTCTTAACTGTATATCCATTTACAAGTGCGTGAAAAAACGCATCTTTGTATTCCTTTGAGGTAAGATCAACCTTTGCCATATTTCCCATTACTGTTATCCCCTTTCCTTCTGGTGCGGCGAATTTGTTGTTTTCCGCTTCGAGAGTTTCAAGCGACTCAATCTCAACATTTAGCTCCTTTACTTCAGCCATTTTAGCATTATACATATCAAGGTTCTTTTCATTGAGAGCAGTTTCAGCATCGGTCAAAAGTGTAGCTCTCGCGTTTTTAAGTTCATAGATTTTTTTCATTGTTAAAACCTCCACCTTTCCAGGTTAATTTTATTTTTGAGCATAATAAAATCAGCTTCAGGTTCTTTAGCCTTAGGCTGATTCTTTGCAGCTAGTTCAATTGTCATTTTGTCGATTACTTCTCGCGGCAATAGTCCAGAGTCGAATGATGCTGCTACTCTCTTTTCATCATCAAACAATATTTCATCTGCGAAATGATTTTCAATGGCTTGCTTTGCAGTAAACCAAGTCTCATTATCCATCATTGCAAGCAAAGTGGTTTTATCCAATCCAGTTTTAAGCATGTATGCATTAGAAATAGTGTCGTTGTAGTTAGCAAGGAAATCTGCGTCATGCGCATGTTGTCGGTAGTCCCCTGCAGATTGCATAGCCGCATTGTGAATCATTATCTGTGCCACTGGGCTAATGTATATCTTATCTCCAGCCATTGCTATTACCGATGCTGCAGAAGCTGCTACCGACATTATTTTGACTGTTATAGGGGCCTTATGAGCTTTGAGCAATGTGTATATTTCAGCACCTGCAAAAGCACTGCCGCCACCTGACGCTATTTCAATCTCGACTGATTCCCCATCGGTTAGTCCATCAAGCACTTTTGATACATCCTTAGGAGATGTAGCAGGAATGTCAAACCAATCATAAATCCACTTCTCAGAGCTACTTACGATAGGCCCGTTTATTGTTATCTTAGCCATATTACTCACCTCCTTTGTTTCTATTTATGCTCAATTCCTCAAACAGTTCCAATGGAACGTAATTAAGACTTGCATTTCTAGTATGGCCACCTGGTACCTTTGGCATATCTTCCAGTGATAGTACATCGTCTACGCTGAAAGCTCCAATCTCACGCATGGTTTTATACCATCCACCTCTAGCTGAAAAGTCACCCCTTAGTTCTGCCATCATGTTGCGTCTTATTTCCAACCCTTTTTTTATTTCCCGGTCAAATAACAGCTTGTATGTATCCTCTTCTTCACATTGAGTGACAACCGGATGGAGTGTATTCACGACATACTCAATTGCATTTTGTTCATTGCTCGAATATGACTGTTTCCCGGCATTGATTTTATATAAAGGTACTCCGAAAAATCTTGCTATATCTTCAATCGATATGGATTTTGATTCAACAAACTGAGTATCTTTATTACTCATAGATATTTGCTGATAATCAAGCCCTAGATCAAGAACTGCAATTCTAAAGGAATTCTCGTAACCTCCATATATACTTTGCCATTCCTCCCTGACCTTATCTTTTGCTTCTTTACTAAGTTCAGCTGCTACTTTAAGAATCCCTGTAGGCCTAGCGTTTTGCGTGTAAAGCCTATTTTCATACCTTTGTGCGGCTGTGGCTGTATCAACTATCTCACTGGCTCTTGTCAGTACGGATACCCCATGAATCCCATCCTCTGAATAAGCTTTATAGTGAATAACGTCAAAGTTATCAAGTACGCTGGTTATTCCAGTTTTAGGATTCCGGAAGATATACCAGAGCTTACCATTCTCATCAAGCCATGGTGTCGTATAGTCCGGGTTTAGTGGTATTAACTCTTTGGGCATTGCATTACGTGGGTCCCTGACTATAAATGCATAAGCATTACCGCTTAACAGTCGATTGCGCTCCATTAGTTTTTTATAAACAGATGGAGTCATTACCTCATTAGGCCTTTCAGCCAGTATATGTAACACTGGATGATTTATGTGGTTTTTTGAAACCGAATTCATTACAAATATAGGCAATTTACTCATTGAGTTGGTAAGTACTTCGACACATGCATTCACAGCTGAAAGCTTCATGGCTCCTGTTTCACTTACACCACTTGTTGACATGCTGCTTACAGTCCAATCTGCCGGATCTGTTAAAGACATATATCCGTCTTCAGTTAGATTTGTTGGTTTTGGCATTGTATTTCTGATGGCTTTGTCAAATATCACAATCTCACCTCCTTTCGCCCTTGAAAGTCATTACGCTTTGCTGACGATTACGGCAGCGCTTATTAACATGACCCCAAGAGCTATATAGCCTAGAGGCTTATAAATTAGAAAAGCACCATAAGAGATACTAATCGCTCCCAATAGCGCTAATACATCCGGAACTATTTGCGGTATGGTTTTAAATAGCCATTTACCAATCTTATCCATTACAATCCCCAATCTTTACTCATAATTTTTTCGGTTGTCGAAACTACTTCATTCAACATTGCTGTAGCCATTGCAATTATCCAGGCTACTGTTATATCTATTCGCCCTATTGACTTGTTTTTCATGGGTTTTTTGTTTTCATTGCCGTCTATAGCTACCCTGACATTACCAAAACACCACCTGGCGCATGGATTTGTCTCATGAACAACTAGCAATTTTCTTACTAGCTCTTCAAGTTTTTTCATTGCCGGGCTCAAGCCTTGCATTGTCTGTGGGATTTCCACAGTATCAATTTTCTTTTTCATTGTGTTCTGGCTGATAGATCTGGATAAATAGGGGTCCATTCCAAGCATTTTTAAGTCATAATCGATTGCTGCCTGGTATAATTGCCCTTCTACAAATTCAAAATCTATTACATTTCCCGGTGTAGCTACTACATAACCCTTTTGTACCCAATAACTAAAAGGTACATGATCTCGTTTCTCTCTTTCCTTCATGCGCTCATCCGTTATCCATGCTTTAAATAGCACATGCCATTTACTTAATCCAGGTTGTGGCGGGAATACTAGTACAAAGGCTGTTAGGTCTGTAGTGCTTGATAAGTCCAGGCCACCATAGCAACGTTTACCTTTCAAATTGGGTACTGGTCCTTCTGTGGAGTCATAAAGAGTCAATGGCAACCATCCAACGGTTTTGATTGATATCCATTGATTCAACCTCAACCACCTGAACAATCGTTCTGATGCTTCACTTTGTTTGGCATCGGAAGCTTCTTGTCTTAATGTGTCAATATCTAAGCTGTGACCTAGTGAGGGATTGCACTTGTACCACAATTTCTCATCATAGATATCCAGTTCCTTGATTACATCATTATCTCCACCAATTCCATAGATAACTGGTAACCATACAGTATTATCATAATTACCTTGTGTATTCCCCTGTCTATATTCAAGTATCTGACGGGCTTTTTCGTGTATTTCCCATCCAATAGAGTTTCTATCTGGATCATCTCCAGCGGTAGTAAGCACTATCCATACCGGTTGGAATCGAGCTGATCCAGAACCGAATGTCATGATATCCCATAATTCCCGGTTTGGTTGAGCATGTAATTCATCAAATATTACACATGACGGCTTATATCCATGCTTGGAGTATGCTTCTGCACTTAGTACTTTCATCCTTGTACGGCTTGTTTTGTCTATTATTTCTTTAGTACTCTCTTTTATCTTTGCTCTCTTCTTTAGTGCCGGGCTTTGTTCAAGCATTCCTAATGCTGCACCAAATACAATGCCAGCATTCTCTTTATCTGCAGCTACAACATAAACTTCACCACTCATTTCACCGTCTGCAAATGTGTGATATAGTCCTAATGCTGCTGCAAGTTCAGATTTACCATTCTTTTTAGGTATCTCAAGGTAAAGGTACTGGTATTGCCTTGCTCCATTATCCTTGAGTGTTCCATAGAATTCGTTGATTACCTCTGATTGCCATTTTAGTAAGTCAAAGGGCACTCCATACCAAATACCATCTACATGCTTCAGGCACTCTACAAAGTTAACAACATAATCTGCAGAATCTTGGTCGAATCTTATCAACCCTGCCTTCTCCTTCTCAGAAGTTCAGCCATAGGATCATCGTCTTCTTCATCCTCTGGCTTTTTAGGGATTGCCCTTAATGCAGCTGCTATTGTCATGATGTTTTCTTTTTCAAGGTCTAGAAGCATTTTACGTTTTACCATTATCTGTTTATCAAGGGCTAGTATTTGGCTCTGCATTTCTGATTGAGTTTTGAAGTATTCCATGGTCAATTCGCCACCGGAAAATATATCTTCAAGTTTGCTCAAATTCCTATAAAATGTTTCCCTTTTTTCTTCAAAATCTTCACATTCAGCTTGTAACATTGCATACCTATTTATTGATGCTTCATACAATGCATCGTTTTTCTGAATGTTGGTAAGAAGCTTGTTTATCCTGGTAAATTCTTTATGTGCGATGGGGTTAGCTTTGGTAGATGGCCTTTCCTTCATCTTTACGCCTGAAGTCAGTGCCTCTTCTCCCTTCTTTCTCATCTCCATTTCTTCTTTAGTCCGGTGAGATCTCTTCTCTGCAGTCAATACTGCGAATGGTTTTGGTCTTGTAGGCATGTAGGCACCTCCTTTCAAAACTTGATGTGGGAATTTTT